AGCCACAGCTTTGAGCAGTATTATCAGTCGGTCCGTCGTTGCTGGCGCTTTGGCCAGAAGCGTCCCGTGACCGTCGACGTGATCCTGACCGAGGGTGAGCGTCGTATTATGGACAACCTGACCCGCAAGGCCAGGTCAGCCGAGCAAATGTTCTCTCGCCTGGTTTCAGAGATGGGACAGGCAGCTGGCATCAATCGAGTGAACCCCTACACCATCCCCGAATCCATCCCACCATGGCTGTAACCGATCAAGTCATCACAGATGGCTACGCCATCTACAACGGCGATTGCATTGAGGTGATGCAATCCCTCCCAGACGCCAAAATCCACTTCAGCATCTACAGCCCGCCTTTCGGTGGGTTGTATCACTACAGCTCAAATGAGCGCGATATCAGCAACTGCGACGACTACGACGGGTTTTTTGATCACTACGGTTACGTGGTGAAAGAACTGGCCCGGGTGACGATGCCAGGGCGCTGCTCTGCTGTGCATTGCACCGACATTCCCAGCGGCAACAGTGGCCAGGATTATCTCATTGATCTACCTGGCGACATCATCAAGCTGCACGAGCGCCACGGCTGGCGGATGATCGCAAGGCATACGATCTGGAAGGAGCCGTTATGGGTCAGGAACCGAACCCTAACCAAGAACCTCGCGCACAAGACGATTGTGGACGACTCAGCTTATGCCGGAGTGGCAAGCGCTGATTATCTGTTGATCTTCCGCCGTGCAGGGTCTAATCCGGTGCCGATCGCCCATCCCACTGGACTCGATGAATACGCTGGAGAGGCGTCGATCCCTGCCGATCTGCATCAGTTCAGAGGCCACAAGGGCAAGCAGACCGGCAACCGTTACAGCCATTGGATCTGGCGGCAGTATGCCTCCAGCATCTGGGACGACGTGCGGATGGGCCGGGTTCTGCCGTTTCGGGACTGCAAGGACCCAGACGATGAGAAGCACGTGCATCCGCTGCAGCTGGACGTGATTGATCGGGCCGTAGCGCTGCGAAGCAACCCAGGCGAAACCGTCCTCACCCCCTTTATGGGCGTCGGCAGTGAGGTCTACGGAGCAGTCAAGGCCGGAAGGCGTGGGGTCGGCATCGAGCTGAAGCCCAGCTACTACCGGCAGGCGGTCCGCAATCTTGAGGTGGCCCGTGAACCTGAGCAGGATTCAGGCCAAGCGGTGCTGTTCGACCTGATGGATGATGAATAGCCCGGCAACCTAGGCCATGGCCCAGTACCTTCCGCCTCGCGGCACCATCTCCGGTCCCCTGCTGCAGACGCAGGGCACCAACCAACTCAACGTTGAGCAGCCTTGCATCGCATGGCAACAGATGGAGCCGCGCTGGCGGTTGCCTGAAACCCTCGTCGGTGGCACCCTGGCCATTCGCGCCACTGGCATCGAGTACCTGCCCGCAGAGGAGAAGGAATCAGCCGACGCCTACCAGCGGCGCCTATCGCTCTCCGTCCTGCCGCCCTATTACGACGGGATGGAGCAGCGCCTCGCTGGGATGCTGGTGCGGAAGGAGATCAGGCTCGACGGTACGCCGGAGGTGATGCTTGAGCACCTCTACGACGTTGACTCGCAAGGCAACAACCTGCAGGTCTTCGCCGGTCAGCTCGCGGTCACGATGCTGCGTTATGGCCACGTCGGGGTATTGGTCGACTTCCCGACCGATGAGGCTGACCTGGCAACCGCTGGAGGCCAGCCGCGGCCCGATGGTGATCGTCGGCCCTACTGGGTCGCCTATAGCCCCCGCGACATCATCGGATGGCGCCATGAGACCATCGGCGGCACTCAACGGCTCACGCAGCTCCGGCTGTTCGAGCGCCTGACGGTGCCCTATGGCGAGTTCGGTGAGGAGATCGTCGATCAGGTCCGCGTACTGGAGCCCGGCCGGTGGCGGGTGTACCGGAAGCAATCGAGCAGGGGCACCCAGTTTGACCTGGTGGCCGAGGGCACCACAACACTGGACGAAATCCCATTCGCGGTCGGTTATGCCCGCCGCACTGGCCTCTACCAGTCCCATCCGGCACTGGAGGAGATCGCATGGCTCAACCTGCAGGCATACCAGCGCAGCAGCGACCTATCGAACCAGCTCCACCTAGCGGCAGTGCCGCGCCTCGTGGGCTATGGCGTGCCGGCCTCGGTGGAGGAGATCGAAGGCGGGCCGGAATCGGCGACGGTGCTGCCGGTTGATGCACGGCTGGAGTACGTCGAACCCGCAGGCAACAGCTACCAGTACCAGTTCAAGCACCTAGAGGAGATCGAACGGCAGATCAACCAGCTCGGTGTTGCCGCGATCCTGGGCCAGCAGGGCTTCCAGGAGTCAGGCGTGGCCAAGGCGATCGACCGCAGCCAAGGGGATGCCCCATTGATGAGGGTGGCGCAGTCGCTGCAGGACCTGATCGACAACTGCCTCCGCCTCCATGGCCTCTACCTGGGCCAGGACGGTGGAAGCTCTATGGTCGACCGGGACTTTGTGTCGGCACGACTGCAACCGGGCGAGATTGAGGCACTGTTCAAGCTGGAGCAGGCCGGCAAGATCACGCAGGAGACGCTGCTGATCCAGCTGGCGGCCGGGAATGTGTTCGTTGATGATTTTGACGTTGATGCCGAGATCGAGGCCACGAGGCAGCTGCAGGGACGGGCGTTGGATCGGATAGCAGGTAACCTCAGAGGGCCTGTAGTGGATGAGAATGGCAGCGAAGAAACCGAAGGCCCCGGCGAAGAAGATGACACCTAAGAAGCCGAAGAAGGTGCCTTACTTCCCCACCTCATCGATTGCCGGCAAGTCATCGAAGCGATCGGCCAAGCCGTGCTGAGGCTGGAAAACTAGCCTGTTGGTGGTGTGCGTGATGGCCAAGAAGCCGAGCAAGGCCCAGCAGAAGGTCACGAAGGTGATGCGCGAGTACAAGGCTGGCACGCTCCGGTCTGGCGGCACGGGCAAGGCTAACCCGAAGGTGAAAAGCCGTAAACAGGCCATCGCCATTGCCCTGTCGGAAGCCGGCAAGACCCGGAAGCCAAGGGGCCGCAAATGACCATCGAGTACCGCGGCGAGACGTTCGAGGGCTACAACAAGCCCAAGCGGACGCCGAACCACCCGACCAAAAGCCATGTGGTGTTGGCCAAGGAGGGCAGCACCGTGAAGCTGATCCGGTTCGGGCAGCAGGGCGTCAGCGGCAGCCCACCACGGGAAGGCGAGGGAAAGGCGGCCAAGGCCCGACGGGCAGCATTCAAGGCCCGGCACGCTAAGAACATCGCGAAGGGCAAGCTAAGTGCCGCGTGGTGGGCCGATCAGCGAAAATGGAGCTGACCTAGACTGCCCGTGGTGGATTCATTGGTGAACCGACCCCCGGAGCTGGTAACTCTGGGGGTTTTTTGTCGGGCAAGCTAGGCGGTCCCTGGCCTGCGGCCTCATCCATGTCCGACCAACCCAACGATCAGCAGCCTGCGGCTGATGATGCGAACCTGCAAGACTCCATCGCCAAGCTGACCGAGAAAAACCGAGAGCTCATCGGTGAGCTACGGCAAGCCAAAAGAAAGGCCGATGCCGTCCCTGACGGTGTCGATGTGCAAGAGCTGATCCGGTTCCGGCAGGAACACGAGCAGCAGAAGCTCGAATCTGCCGGCCAGTATGAGGAGGCCAAGCGGCAGCTCCAGGAGCAGTACGACCGCGACACGGCAGCCCTGAAAGCTGAGGCTGAGCGCCTGCAGGCCCGGGTCCGAGAACTGGAGCTCGTGTCGCCTGCCGTCTCCGCACTCTCCGAGCTGGTCCACGACCCCGATGCCGTCCTAAAGCTCAAGCTGCCCGCGGATCGAATCGAGCGCGACCCCGATGGGTCTGTCGTCGTCGTTGATGGCCTCCAGCGGACGCCAGTGAAGGACTGGGCACAGTCGAACCTCCCGGCATGGATGCTCAAGGCTCCAGCCCCTCGCGGTAGTGGTGCCCCCGTCGGTGGTGGTGGCGGCGCCCCCGCTGGGATCCCGGCCGGCACCGTGAACCCATTCGACAAGGAAACATTCAGCCTCACCGAGCAAGGGCGACTGTTCCGCACCAATCGGGCGCTCTACGATCAGTTGAAATCTGCAGCGAAGCGGTAACCTATCGCTAAAGGGTGAGCCTGCGGCTGCCCATCTTGGCCTGCGGCCGCATGTTCCCTTTGCTTCAAACCAATGGCCGTATTGCGCTCTGACGTAATCATCCCGGAGATTTTCACTCCGTACATCGAGGAGGCCGTTACCATCCGGTCGGACTTCCTTAACTCTGGTGTCGTCCAGGCCGCCGAGGTGCTGAACGTCAATGAAGGCGGCGACTATGTCACCGTTCCGAACTGGGACGCCGACCTGACGGGCGATGCCGAGCGTCTGACCGACACCACCAGCCTGACGCCTTCCAAGATCGGCGCCGATAAGCAGGTCGCCCCGGTGCTGCACCGTGGTCGCGCCTGGGAATCGCGTGAACTGGCCAAGCTGGCCGCCGGGTCTGACCCGATGGCTGCTATCGGCAACAAGGTCGCCGCCTACATCACCAACCAACAGCAGAAGGATCTGCTGGCCACCCTCGAAGGCAACTTCGGGGCACTGACCAGCAACAGCGGCGCCGCCCTGGAATCGCTGACCTTCGACACCAGCGGCACCCGTTCGCCCCTGTCCCCCCGTCACGTCGCTCAGGCCCGTGCTCTGCTCGGTGATCAAGGCGACAAGCTCACCGCCGTCTGCGTCCACTCCAAGACGTACTACGACCTGGTGGAGCGTCGGGCGATCGACTACGTGTCGGCTGCTGAGGCCCGGATCACTGCCGCGACCAGCAATGCTGCCAACCCGGCTGCGTTCGCTGGTTCCGTCGCTGCAGCCTATGCCGGTGACTATCAAGTGCCGTTCTACATGGGCCTGCGGGTGATCGTCTCCGATGACGTGACCGTTAGCGGTTCCGATCAGGCGGTGTACTTCTTCGCTCCCGGTGCTGTCGGTACTGGTCTCCAGCAGGGGATCAACACCGAAACCGACCGCGACATCCTGGCGCAGTCCGATGCGATGGCCGTGACGTGGCACAACCTGTTCCACGTGATGGGCACCCGCTACAAGGTCTCGACCGGTGGTGTGAACCCGACCCGCGCGACGCTGGCGACCGCTGCCAACTGGGAGCGGGTGTTTGAGATCAAGAACATCGGCGTCGTTCGCGGCACCGTTGACCCCAACTTCTGAGGAACCCACCCCATGGCCCAACCCAGTGAATTTGAGCAGGCCGTTCAGAACTATCTGACCGTGACCCTGTCGCAGGCCAGCAGCATTGCTGACCAGCTGTTCTACATCGCTCCGGAACCGCTTGAGGTTCTGGAGATCCATGAGGTGCATGGCGCCCTCGGCACCGACGGTAGTGCCGTGTCGGCGACGATCAAGAAGTGCACCGGCACTCAGGCCCTGACCGCAGGGGCTGATCTGCTCGGCACGACCAAGATCGACCTTAAAGGCACCATCAACACGGTCCAGAGCCCAGCGCTTACCAGCACCGCTGCAGACCTGCAGCTGGCGGCCGGTGATCGGCTGAGCTTCGACGTGACCGGTACCACGACCGCTGTGGCCAACATGGTGGTGACGGTCCTGCTGCGTCGGATCTGATGGGCCTGTTCGCGTGGCGCCGGCTGCGGGAACGTGAGGCCCTGGAGGCTGCTCAGGCAGCTTCTGGGGCCTTGCCCATTGCAGAGGCCATAGAGGAACCGCCGACTCAGAGGCGGGTGCGGAAGGTGCGCGGCAAGCTAGGTCAACGGGCGCTTGAGGTCGAGCATGGTCATCAGTAGGGGTTTCGGGGATTCAACGGTCCAAGCCCGTGGGCAAGGGTTCCGGTCGGAGGTGCAGTTCACCCGACCGGCTGACACCAACGCATACACGGCCCTGGATGTGGTGGGCAGCGCGACGAGTGCGATCCATGAGTTCACGCAGGTCGGCCCGAGGGGCGGGGATCTGATCGTGTTCGCCGCTGAGTTGATGATCAACCTAGCGGCAGTGCCGTCGGGCATGGCTGGGTTCCGGTTGCATCTCTACAGCAGCAGCCCGACCGCGATTCTGGATAATGCGGCTTTCGATCTGGTCGCCGCTGATCGTGACGCTTACATGGGTTACGTGGAGTTCGGCACACCAGAGGATCTGGGGTCGACATTGTTCAGCCAGGCGCGGTTTGTGTATGCCGAAGCTCAGCTGGCGAGTGCTGTGACGAGCCTGTGGGGCCAGTTGCAGACGATCGGGGCCTATACGCCAGCGAGTGGGACTGGCTATCGGGTGCGGCTGCGGACGATCGAGATCTGATGAGACCGTATCTGCTGGTGCCGAGGTTTGCCGCGAACCGCCTGTGGCTGGCGGCGCGAGAGGTGCCCAGTTGGCACATCGCACCGGCACGCACCGGCAACGTGCGGGATCTGGTGACAGGCGCCGACCTAGTGACGTTCACGAACAGCTCGCCAGCCTGGGGCTTCAACAGCTCGGGCGTGCTGGTGCAGCCAACGTCTAACGTGCCGTTCATCGAGTACGACCCGGCGACGGGTTCGGCGTTGGGCTGGCGGGTGTGGGATGCGGTGACGAATCTTAAGACAAACTCAGAGAGCATATCAGCAGGATTTACACAGCAACAGTCAATTGTTACATCGGATGTAATCGCTGCGCCAAGCGGTGCGCAGACGGCGGATCTGCTTGTCCCAAATACAACAACAGCCTCTCACGCGTCTTTTAATGCCAGCATTTCTTTCAGCTCGTCAACACTTTATACTTGGTCATTCTTTTTAAAGGCCGGCGGTTACACTACGGCCCAGTTTGCTTTTACTTCGGCTTTCGGGAACTCAACTGCATGGGCAAACTTTATTCTTTCCGGGGCTGGTTCTGTCGGATTCAAGGGCGCAGGTGGGACCGCTGGGATTCAAGCTTTGCCCAATGGCTGGTATCGCTGCTTTTTGACGGCAACATCTGGCGCGTCCGCAACAACAGGCGGCCCAGTGTTTATTGCCCTTGACTCCGACAGAAACGCTCGGGATCCCAGTTTTGCCGGGAATGGTGTCGACGGTGTCTATGCCTGGGGCGCACAGGTCAACACCGGCCCCCTCGCCCCCCACGTCCCGACCGGAGCCCTCACCGCCAGCAGCACGGCGGACGTGGCGTCGATCACTGGCGCGGCGTTTGCGGGGATCTGGAATCAGGCGGCGGGGACGGTTTACAGCGACATCAGGAGACTGTCTGCGGTGCCGTCAGGGTTCCCTCGCGCATGGCAAGCCAGCGCCAGCACAAGTGCCAATTCCATCCAACATTCGTATTACTCTGGTGGGCAAGTTAATGCAATTACATTGTCGGGCGTGCGTACCGCCGAATGGTATCCAGCCTATTTTGCGGAAAATGGCGTCAGGGCTGCGCTTGCATTTGCGACTGACGACGCTTCTGGCGCAAGCAATGGCGTCATCACCGGCAGCGATACCAGCATGACATTGCCGACCGTGGATCGCATCTTCTTTGGTTCTGAGTTAGGAGGTGGAAACTACCTCAACGGCTACATCCGCGAGGCGGCTATCAACAAGTCCCGCCGCCCCAACGCCAACATCCAAGCGATGACCCAGTGATGCGCCACTACACCCTCCGATTCCCCGACGAACAGGCCGCCCATGATGCCGCAGGTGGGGCCGGCTACCTCGACGACGATGGCGAGCTGGTGAGCCTCGGCCATAAAGGGGCGCTCGACATCATCGGCGAAGTCACGATCCCGGGCACCTACGACGAGCAAGGCGACGAGATCACCCCGCCGATTCCCCTCCCTGGGTTCTACGTCAACTGCGCACTGCCGGTCCTGCCGCGGTCCCTGCGGTTCTTCTCAGTGCCCTACGGCTCCGGTGGTCGCGTCTTCGCTGGCACCGAGCCGGATGCCGACGCATGGCCGCCGGAGGTGACCGATGGCGGCGGATCTTGACGCACAGGTTGAGGCATTCCTGCGTAATGCGACCCGGCAACGCAAGACCGAAGATCGTGCCATCCGGCAGGCCCTGCAGGCCCTCGCGCCGGTCCTAACGCGCATCAGGCGGCAGGTTGAGGATTCGGGCCTGCTGGAGACCACCGTGGGCCGCCAGCAGCTGCTCACGACCCTTACCGCAGCCATCGCCCGGCAGGTGCAGCTCAACTGGGGCGCTCCACTGCTGGCCGATCTGCAGGAATCGCTGGCGCCATGGATCGAGCAGCAGCAGGCCTTCGCCCGTCGCATGGTCGAGACCGCAGGCGGCACCCTCACCGCACCCGGCGCCGCTGCTGCAGCACGCCAACCGGCGCAGATCATCAACACCGCGATCGTCAACGGCAAGCCACTAGCCGAAAACCTCACCGTCAGCCTCCCGGCACTCGTCGCCGATAAGGTTCAGCGGCTGGCCCTGATGGGTGGTGAGGTGTTCGCCGAATACGATTCGGCCGTCGTGCGAGTCGTCGAGAACAGCGTCGAGGCCACCATCAGATCTGGTGTCCATGCCTCCGGTAGCTTCGCCCAACAGATGATCTATGCCATCGAGGCCGATCCGGTCTGGTTGGATGCGCAAGGCCTTGTGTGGACTGCCACCCTGGACTCCCGGGTCTGCCCGGTCTGCATGGGCCTCGACGGCAACCGCTACAAGCTGGGAGAACCGGGTCGGTATTTCGACGGCACCAGCAAGCTGGACCCGCACCTGAACTGTCGCTGCTACCTGATCCCATACGTCAGGGCTGGTGCTGGTGATGAGCGCTTCGCGACGGGTGATCAAGGCACGGAACAGATCGGATTCGGCACGAAGGTCAGCAGCTGGATCCAGGACAACCCCGAGACCGCCCGCAGCATCTTCGGCCAGAAGCTAGGGCAGCGCCTGATCGACGGGAAGTTGACCCTCGACAAGGCGATCAAGGAGTGGGCAAGCTAGGCCAAGGTGAAGCGGCTGGAGAAGTCGCGTGGCCTGTCCAAGACCCGTAAGTCACGCAAATGACCGTCACCGTTGATGCCACGATCGGCGGCGCTGCAGCCAATTCGTACCTCACGGTTGCTGATGCGGATGCCATCGCGGAATACCACCTCGGGACGTTGGCATGGTCCACGGCCACGACTGACGATAAGGGCCGGGCATTGATCCAGGCGACGGCATACCTCGACCAGCTCAGCTACATCGGCAGCAAGGCCACCACCACGCAGGCGCTCCTCTGGCCTCGGTCTGATGCCGCCTGCGGGGAATGGTCCTACACCAGCCTGGTGATCCCCGGGCCGGTCAAGACCGCCACGTTTGACCTGGCCAATGAGCTGCTCACGACACCGGCCCTGCTCACCGGTGGTAATGCCAGCCTCAATGAGCTGATCCCCGGGATCCCGAATGCTGACCTGAAGTCAGCCTCGATCGATGTGCTGAGCGTCGAGTTTCGCGGTGGTGGTGGCCCCATCGTTCGCAACTGCCTCACTGCCCTCCCGTCCCTCGTTGGCATCCTCGGCTGCCTCACGACAAGCACAGCACAAACGGGCAGCGGTACAATCCGGGCAGTGCGCTCGTGACGGTTGCA